CCTTTCAGCGGTGTGTAGCACGGCATGTCACAGACGATATCCGCCGCGCTGTACTACTGCGCGATTGTTTTTGCGGTGTGTGCCGGAGTATTTTTTGAACATTTTCCGCGATTTGCGGTTTGAGAGTTTGCGTCTGCGCATTTTGATTTACCTAATGTTCGAGGGTGTCGCCAATAAGGCTCGTCCTCTATTTCGCACATGTCTATCCAGTCGTCCTGGAACCAGTACGTTCTATTCTCCCTCATATGCGAACCCGCAGAGCTCTGCCAGGTTACGCGAGTTTTGAGAGAGCACCTGTGGTGCTGCATTAATGTTTACGAAGGAGCTGTCTCCATCGACGCCGCATTGCAGCGACATCGCGGAGCAGCCCATCAAAGTGAGTGCCAAGAGGAAAGCACTCGTGATTTTGATTTTATTCAAGGGATCGCTGCCTTTCTATCGGTGCGTCTAGAGACCCTTTTATACACTAATTTCTCCGAAATATGTGTTTTTTTGTTTTTTTTTTACCTCGTTCAGCACTCGCCCTGTTCGCTGCGCTTCTCGGGCTCGGGGCTGAACATCGGTTTTTTAGCCTCCGGCGGCGATTGCATCGAGCTTTTTTCTCGCTTCGCGAGCATATCGTTCGCTTCGCTCACTATTTTGGCGCAAGGGGGACCATTGCGCCAGTTCCCTATCAAGTATAGGGGAACTGTGTTTTGGCACGAGGCCAAAAAGAAGGCCGCATAAGCGGCCTTAAAGAGTCTGCAGGAGGGTCTGCAGGCCTACGGAGAGTCCGTAGGAGGTTCCGGAGCGGGTGGGGTATCCCCGACCGGAGTGGTAGTGGTTACGTTCGCCGGAGGCTCACTTGCGTCGCCTGGCGGCGACTTTCCAGAGACGTCTATATTTTGACGTCCTGGAGCTGCCAGAGCTGGCAGTTTTTCACGCAGTTTCCCTGCGTTAGCCGGGTCGTTCACGTAAGCGAAGAACGCTGCCGGAGATTGACGGAATTCGTCCCGAATTTCCGAGGGTAGGGCGTCGAATACTTCGCGCCCATGAGTCATTTTCAGCTGATTTTCCATGAAGTCGTAGTCGGAGAAATCTCCGTATACGCCTTCGTATTTGTCCAGGTGGGACAATGTTCCGGCCTTTTGAGCCCGGTGTAAGATTTTGTTTATGTCTGTTTCGTCCTTAAAGGACTGTTTCGTCCGGCCGTCCTCATAGGTTGGTTGAACCAGGCGGCCGTTATCGTCGTGTTCGCCGAGTGATTGCATTGACATTAGTAATCCTTCCATTCTTTAGATTTCTGTTGATAGCGCTGTTTATAGCGCTTGAGATATTCATCCTGTTGTTTCCGAGTGGGCGCTTTGCCGTCGTATTTCTGCTTGTATTCCCTGATATACACCTCGCGCACTTGTTCCGGAGTTCCGTAACCATCCCGAACGGGCGTTTTGCTCTCAAAAGCTACGCCTTCGCCCGAATGCTCGGGGACAGGGTATGGAAACGTTTTCGCCACATCGCCCGCTTTCTCACCGGCCG